GAGCAATTTAAAATGAAAAAAGTCTTTGTGCCATTAATGGATTCATTATGAAAGGAACTACGACAGGAGTATTTTGAGCTTAAGGGGCAGTTGTTTCAGCAAAGGATACGAGTTGTTGGATGGACGACTATAGACGAATATTTCAGCGATGTACAAATTGCAACGGCTGGTGATGATGTAGTACTTCGGTATGCTAATCAGGCATTGAAAACAAAAGTTGAACAGCTAATCACTAGTTTTATTAAAAATGACCAGGGCTCAATATAGAGCTCCTGGCCTTTAATATCAAACCTCTAATTCATCATGTTTCTTCTTTTTAGGTACAACTTTCATTACTACAGTAACAGCTTCATCTATAGTTTCTCCAAACATCGATTTCAGATTATACACCAAGTTTTCAACCTTATCGGCTACCCACAAAACAATGATGCCTCCGCATAATGTAAACCAATAAAATCAATGATGTTCATGGGCCATCGCCTTTATAATTTGAGTAATCGAAAAATCTTACGTATTTCCATTTCATCTAAATGGCGAAGAAAATTGGACAATTACCATTGCATGACCTTCTTATTACCTAGTGTCACCCGAATTAGTACAGCAGCCGTTGTGGTTGGTGTTATATCGAGAGCGAATGCCAACACACTCAATTGTTCGAAATCTCGCTGTTTGAATTTAATCGTCACTTTGCCTTTGTTAGGCTGAACCGTTATCCTCAATTTCGGCCTTTCTGGATATCCCATGGTGATTGTATCTTTCCATCGATAATCTCTCCTGAACCACTTTCTGATCTCTTCGACAACGAACTCTGACACTGCCCCAGTATTACATAACCTATCTGCAGCATCATTTACAGGTTCATCACATATATCTGCAAATTTGTATAAGGGGGCATTTGG